GCATTAATATCTTTCAATGTATATTTTAGTGTTACAACAAATGTCTCTAAAGGATCACTCATCTTTCTTTTTACCTTTCTTTTTAATGGTTATCTTAGCTGGTGAAAAATTTTCGAAATATTTATTGTCCCAACTCTCAAAATGTTTATTCTCTATCATTAACTCAAACCCATCCCAAAGACGCTGGCACTGCAAATCATGGACTCGCATAATACCATCAATGTAGTTGCCCACCTCGTCTTCTGACATCCTTTCTGGGCTATCTAGATACTGGCGAACAAACTCCTTTAATAACTCAGAGGTATTCCACATCTTAATAATGTCTTGTTCCAATTCAAAACGGTCATACTGGCTAAATAGTTTCATTTGGTTTTCCTTTTCTTATAATTTTTAACATCATTTTGAAAATTAACGAAATACCATTTACCTAATACTTCAATTGCAGCAACAACTTGTTTATATATTTCCAAATCGTCTTCATGCATGTTTTTATTATTTTTTATATCTTTTGATAAATTAACATACGTTTGAATCAAACTTTGTCGTGTTATATCATCTGCAAAATCGCAGTCAAGTTCAATTATCATTTTCCGCACCCTTCGTGTTTAGTGATTCTTGCTATTTCTCTGTTGATATACCAAACCGCTTTTCGTAGATTTTCGATTGGATCATCTTTAAGGAATGCTCTCCATATATACTTAATGGCATTACCAAGATTAAATCCCATATGCTCGGTAATCTCGATGCACTCGATACCACTGGGGTGTTGTGTATAATGTTTTGGATGGTTAACATTGTCGTGTTCCATTTTAAGTAATTCATAATCATATTTCATTCAAATCGTTCCTTTCTTATTTCGCTAATGACTATAGCAGCTTCCTCTTTTGTTTCACATAAAAAAATCTTTTTAACTGGTTCAAATTCTGATGGATTAATTTCATCAACGTCCACCAGGGTTTGCAATTGCCAAACACCATCTTTTTCATGTTCAATAACAAATATCATATGTCGAGTTCCTTTTTAATAAATTCAATACCTGCATTGAAATGATACCGCCAATATTTCTCACTTACATTAATATCATTATACATTAAACCTTGTAAAAAAGCATCTAAAATAACTCTAGATTTTTCTGGCATTCGGGTTGCAATTAAGTGTTTTATTTCTGTTATATCTTCTGCATCCCATAGTAGCCAGCCTGTCCCCTCCACCATGTTTGATGATATGCCTTCTGTTTCGTCTTGTTCTATTGGATCTGGATCTTCGTCAGATAATCTTGGTGCTACTGCTTGTATTTTTGCTGTCATAATTTTAGTGCGTCTAATAATGCTTGTTGCATGTTAATCTTACCTTCTAATACGTTTACTACTTTTTCATCAATACTGTTTGTTACTGTTAAATGGTGTATGAGAACCGGTTTTTCTTGCCCTTGGCGGTAGATACGTGCGTTGGCTTGGATGTAATTCTCTGAGCTCCATGGTAAATCAAACCAGATTGTTTGGGCTGTTTCTCCAACGTTGCACTGTAAATTGATCCCGATTCCGCCACTTTGGGGATGGGCAAGGAGCATACGAATCTCGCCACGACGCCACGCTTCAATGTTGTCGTCGTCCAGCACCACCGCCTCTGGGAAAGCAAGGCGTATTCGTTGAAGGGAGTGTTTGAAATGATAGAATACGAGCGTCGGGGAAGAAGACTCCTCCATGATCGATTCAAGACGTTCCAACTTAGCACCGTGTATCTCCTGCGTTTCTCCATCTTCTGTATAAATTGCGCCACTGGTGAACTGGAGTAACTTGCCCGCCAATGCCGCTGCTGTTGGAGCCGTGATGTTCCCCGTATCTGTACTAAGGACCATGTCTTTTCTAAGTTCGTCATATTGCTTCCTTACGTTGTCGTCAATTTGAATGTTGTGGTAGATGTTACTTAATGTCGGTAGTTGTAAATAATCCTCTGCCTTTAGTGACAAACATATGTCGTTTATTTTATTCTGTATAAGTAAACTACTAGTTTGCTTTGGCACCCAATTATAAACCACGCCAGTATGTCTATTCCTCTGACCCGGATCCATATACTTATCTCTAAACTTTGTTAGGCTCGTCTCCAGACGTTCCCCAAAATCTAATATACCTACCTGCGACCACAAATCTTGCAACCCCTGTGGGCTCGGGGTTCCAGTTAAAATTAATCTTCTTTTGAAAGACTTGAGGTGTTTCTTCAGTGCTTTGAACCTTTTTGTGCTTGAATCTTTGAAACGACTTGATTCGTCTATAATTAGGTAATCGAACTTCTTGTTCTGCTCTAATAGCCATACCAAGTTCTCTAGATTGACTACATATATACTCGACGTACTCTCTAATGAGATCTGTCTTTGTTTTGGCGAGCCCATCACTTTTGCTATAGATAAGTGTTTCAAATGCTCCCATTTCTGGCATTCCTGGGCCCATACCGACTCCGCTACTTTCTTGGGTGCTACTATCAGCGTCTTGCCCTTCGGGCTCTCCGCTATGATGGTGAGCGCCGTCACAGTCTTCCCGAGGCCCGGCTCCATGAACAAGCCCATGTGTGGGACTGTCTTGGCTTTCTTTATGACTTCCAGTTGATATGGGTGTAGGTTGGTTTTGTTTAGCATCTTCTATTCCTTTAACCATTGCTTTTAATATAGGTAACATTGTTTCGGTTCCGTATTCCGATAATGCACAATTAACAGCCCATAGTATAACTCTTGTGTTGTCTTCTGTATAGTTTTTATTCTTATCTATTCTATCTAAAGATGGCGCATCTGGGCGCCTTGTTGCCTCGTTTGTTGGTGGTTCAAAACTAAAAGGCATTCCTGTAATTTCACAAGTACCGTGTTTAAGATGCTCCTCAATCCATTCTTGTGTTATATGTAACTCAACGCCTTTTTCTTTACATCTTTTTTTAGCGTTTCCATATAAAACATTAGCACGACCCCTAATTGTTCTTTTGTAATTATGGTTTGCTATTGGTGACCCCATTTATGAACTCCTCCACATCTTCTTTTGATTTCAATACGTATACTGGAAACCCCGCTTTCTCAAGTTCTGCGAATACGAGCGTTTGTCTTGGGCTTAGTATCCCGCTTTGTGTTTTTAGTTCCACTAGGTATGCTTTTTGGTTTAGAAACACTATTCGATCTGGCACTCCCGTCACTGTCGATAGCCATTTGTAACAGAGCCCCGACGATTGCTTGATTCTTTTCACTAGATGCTTTTCTATCTCTTTTTCTAGCACTCTCACGGTTATCATCCTCTGTAGCATAAACTGCAAATACTTGTTTAAAAATATGTTCACCTAAATATGAGCGAGATTCATCACCAATTTTAGATTCATCTTCACCAATATACTGAAACACATGGGTGGTTGTATGGGATACTTCATGGTAAATAATACCCATACGTTCCAATGCATCTAACTTCTTCATTTCTTCATAATTAAACACAATGGCTAACATAGAATGCAGTGTGCCATCTTGTATGATGTAATGTGATTCCGCAATACCTAAATCCAAAGCATTATGCTTGGTTGTTATTTTAGAATCTCTAACAGCTTGTTGGAATGCACTATCAGAAAAGCAAACTTTTATTTTAACATTAAAGTGCCCAGCATCAACTTCATAATAAGGTAATTGGTTATCACTCATTTAATATCCGATTCTTTAATTTTCTTGATACGCTCATATTTACGTAAATCGTGTGAGTGTAGTTTTTTAATCCCAGCCTTCTTGGGTACTTGACCGGCTTCTTTAGCCACTTCCGCAGCCTTTTTGCGTTTAGCAAACTCACCATTTGATAATAAGAAACCGCGCTTGTCTTCCTTCTTACCACGCTTTTCTTTCATTTCTAATTCAGCATGTGAATATGCGGGGGATGGTGCTGGTACTACTTTGTCGGTGCCTTTTTCTTTTAATGCTGGTACTTTTACTTTTAACTTAGCCATTGTTTTATCCTTATTTATAATCTGTAAAATCTAATTGTCCATTAAACACATAACCGCAGGACAACAAAAAAGTTTCAAACTGCTTTACAACTTTATCTAACTCTATTTCTTCAAAAGAGAAAATCACTTCAGCTTCCCCTTCACCTAACCAAAGTTGTTCACTTGGTTGTTTTGTAAATGTAAATTTCATTTATTAACTCCTTTATTTTGGTATTAACATTATATCATCACCTAATTTACTTAATACACTTTTTGTTAAGGATGTTAACCCCCATCGGTTCTTGTAGCATGTGTACACGCTACCTGAGTAGTTGGTGATGGTGCAGTGGGTGTCGTAATCTTGAATGTCGGTGATGCCTGAACTTAAACGCCATTCGTCTGAAGTAAGGTACCCACCATACCATCCCGCTAATACTCTACGTTTCTGTGTGGCAATAACTTCAACGATTACCCATTTATCTGGTATGTAAATCATTTAATTACTTTATTGAATATCCACACCATTGCACCCCAACACACTACAAAAGCCATGAGCAGTAGTATAAAATTTAATATCATTTTTTCCTCACTTTTATTGACAGAATTAAACTAAATGTGTACTTTTATTGACAGAATTAAACTGATTTAACGCAAATAAGATCATTTATTGACATTTCCTTTCGTTTTTTAAGATTTTTTGTCTTGAAAGGAAATTTCTTGCAAATTATTTCTCACTCGCTTTCTTTAGGATGGCTTGAACCAAATCATAAAATGAATTGAAATCGCCACGATACCATTGACCTTTAAATTCCCCTATTTCCTCATCGGTTAGTTCACGCATTGGGTGGGTGTAAAGAGGTTCATAAGTAAAATAATCAGGGTCGTTAGGTGCTCCTGTTGCATCATACCCATCGCCATACTGCCAACTCATTTTCTCTTCCCATTTAAATCTATGGGCTACAGGTTCATTCATTTCTCACTCGCCTTTCTTAGTATTGCCAAATCTCTTGCAACCAAAAACTCATTTAAACGGTCTTGTAACTGTTCTATTTCAGATTCTAATGCTA